CCCCATAAGTGGTGCACCAGGATATTCTCCTCCGTACATCAGATACATACCATCCCAAGTAAACTGTTCTTTAGTGAATGCTGTCATGATTAATCTCCTCAGTTATTTAATCACTATAGGTATTATCGAATAGGTAATTCATAATGTCAACGCGGAGAATCAAGGGGTTACAAAAAAATCGTAACCCCCTGATATAGAAGGGAAAAAATAAATAATGTTATCAATCAGTTAAAATAATTGACTGAAATCTTTCTGTCGTCCTCTGTCAAAAACCGGAATTGCATCCTTTATTTCAGGTTCTTGCATGATATCTTCTTGTGCGGATTGTTCAACGTCATACAGTCTCATCCTGGAACGGTCCACACCTACGACAAATCTTTTATTTATTGTAGGATCGTTATATCTGTTCTTCAGTTGCTTGATCATCACCTGGTTGAGCTTCTGAAGATCCTCTGTACTTATTACAGCAAACATGAAGTCAGCTGTTGCAGGTAGACCAAAAGATTCGGATGTGTCTGTTAACTCAACATCGCTATTAGAGAATCCCTGACGTGTTGTTTGAGTAGCACTAAAGATAGGAACATTTTTCTCCACAGCAAGACCTCTTAGCTCTTCAGCAATAGACTTTATCAGGCTGTATGTGTTTATCGAGCTACCAAGGCCTTTGACTCGAGAGGAAGCACAGATGTTCAAGTAGTCGATATAGATAATATCTGGAACAAAACCTTTCTTGATCTTGAGTTCGTTTATTAGATGTCTGAAATGACCTGCATGTGCTCCAGCAGTCGGATATTCCTTTACTATAAGACGACCTGGGGTCTTTGCTCTAATTTTCTCAATCTTCTTGTCATACGCGTCCTTAGGCAGGTTAATCAGCTCATCTAACGGAACATTCATTAAGTTAGCATCAATGCGCTCAGCAATCTTCTCTTCCGCCATCTCCATTGTTATATACAGGACATTCTTACCATCCATAAGATTGGTGGCTGCAAAGTGACACATGGCAAGCGACTTACCTACACCCGTACCTGCAAGAATAATGTTGAGAGACTTTCTTGGTACACCACCCTTGGTTATGGTATTGAGATAGTCGAGATCAAATGGTAACCTTTCTTCAACTCTATGATAGAAATCATAACGCTCTTGATAATCATTCAGAAAGTCATGGCCAACAGTATTGTCAAAGCTAACACTCAATGCATCAGACAGTATTGATGGGATAGCATCTTTTGCTTTTGTTTTACTTTTACCATCTATAATATGGATACTGTCCATGATAGCATTGTAGATAGCTTTATCTTGACAAAACTTTTCAGTCTGGTCTATAAGCCAGTCTCGATCATGATCTGAGTTTGTTTCTTTAAATGATTCTATTAACGATACAGACGAATTATAATCAGACTCAGCTAAAGACTGATCGTTACCAAGTTCAATAACTAAAGTGCTAGGCGAAGGAACATCACCATACTGATCCACATAATCAAAAATCTTTTGAAATACAATCCTCTCAGAAACATTCTGAAAGTATTCTGGCTTGACAAACGGTATCACCTTACGTGCGTATTGTTCGTCCTTGGTTAGATTAATCAGTATCGTCGTTTCCATCAACAGTATTCACCTTGTCTGTATTGACTATAATGTCGTATAGAATGTCGCCAATAATATTTTCAAATTCAGCTTTATCGGCTTCTTCATCTTCATACGAATATGATTCGGGAGCTTGTTTAAGATCATAAGTAAAGTTTATAGGCAATGATCCATCAGACTCTTCTTTTTGTATATTTACTTCGCCAAACTGAAAAACAAAATTGGCAAACTTACCTTCAGTGAGTCTTATTAATGCTGTATCTTCTTTCTTGTCAAAGATAACCTCATACTTGTTCGTCATCAACTGCATCTTCATCATCCTCTTCAATAAACCCACCACCATACATAAATTCTGTTTGTGCAGCTAGCTCAAGACGATGCATGATATCTTCTGTAAAATATTTTTCAGGATCATTGTTGATAGATTTACCAAAAACCTTCGTGCCGTCTGGAAGTTCATATCGTGTTGATACTTTTTTAATGATTTCATATTTTTCAGCAAGATCAAGTAAACCGTAATAACGATCAAGGCCTTTATCATAAGTAAGAAGAACTTCGACCAACTTATTCTCTTTAGTAAACCTTGACTTTGTCATATTACATTTGATAATATTTCCGACTACTTCCTTACCATCTTTTTCCTTACGTTTCGAGAGAAAAACAATTTGCGATGCGGTATATTTAAGACCAGAACCACCTGACATTTCTTTAGTAGGAATATACGAACCAACAACTTCATAAACATGATTGGTAACAAGAAGTGGCACATTTACTTTAGCGAGCTTGAGATTCAAAACACGGAAGGTAGCTTTCAATGTAGCAGCTTTAGTCATATCTCTTGTCTCACTGCCAGAAGATGTGTCTTCAACCTCTTTCGTTGTTGACAACTGACCAAGAGAATCGAGAACCATCATCATAGGAGGACGTTTATCTTCTGATGTTTTTGCATAATTGTCAATAATCTGCAAAGCAGTGTGTCTGAACTTCTGTATAGTTTCTGGTTCAGATATAATAATTCTGTTAATATCAATACCTCGAGACTGCATCATATCTTTAGTTACAGCAGCTTCAGTATCGAAATAGAAAACTGCAGCCTCTGGGTTGTCATCAAGAAACTTTTTTACAACTCCCATAACAAAGAACGTCTTACCAGTAGCCGACTCTCCTGCAAAAGCAGTTATCTTATTATTAGGAACACCACCGTATAGACTACCGCTCATTGCTGCGTTCAGAATATACGAACCAGTATCGATAGCTCCAGAGAATTCAGAACTGTTCAGGCCATCCTCGGCCATGTTAGTATTCTCGTCCTTTAGTTCATTTACAATATTACGAAAAAAATCACTCATCTGCTTTTAGCTCCCATGGAAAGTTAATCCAACGATCCGTATCTGTTATCATCCCAGCATGATCGCAAGTGAATTCACTTTGCTTCTTTTCTACCAAACAAACAAATATACCATTACCATAATGGTCTTTGATCTGGGTCATAGTAGTACCACTATCATTGATATCGTCTATAAAGACAACAGGTACACCAGCTCCTATAGCAGCTGCTACAACTTCATTGTCTTCTTTTGTACCACCGTCTCGTGTTTGCCACAGAATTGATTCCATGGGAATGTTGAGATAATGAGAAAGCATGACAGCTGGGGTCAGACCGCCCCGAGCGATACCAGCAATCATTGTTGGTTTGTATTTTTTTATTTTATCTGCAAGACTGCAGATGATAGGATTGATATCTTCAAAAGTCAATTCAAAAGGTTTCATTATATCTCCAATTATTTTTTATTTTCTAGTTCTTTTTCTAAATTCTCCAGTTTTTGTATTTTTTGTTTTACAAAACTTCCGTTCTTTTTGCTTTTGTTGTTTGCTCTATACTTGTAAAGCAATCTTCTAACTTGCTCAAGATCCGCGTTCTCAAAATTTTCATCAACTTCAACCTCTTCCTCTATCCACTCTTCATCGACAACAGCTGCTACTTTCTTTGTAGTAACTTTCCTATTGTTATCTCGTAGAGACATATTAGCGGCCACCAAAAGAAGAACAGCAAGAGGGTCAAACACAAATATAATAATAAGAATAACAATTCTAACAGCGCTGTTGAGAATAGCTTCATTAGTTTCGTCACCATATATAAGCTCTGCGATATATCGTATAGGACCGACTTCAGCTTCGATAGAGAGCTGTTCTTGAGATAGTTCAAGTCTATTTGATTGCAAGTCTCCCATGTTACTATAACTGTCATCAATAATAGTATTGAGATTGTCTCGCTCATCTTTCTGTCCCTCTCTAACAGCAATCGCACCGTCGTCACCTCTGATACGATCGTAGTCAATTAATGTTTGCACTGCTTGATCCAACTGCGCTACAACAAGATTTGCATCGTCGATACGTTTTTGTTCTCGCTCTATTTTTTGGTCAAGCTGTTGTATAAGTAGAGTATTATCCCCTGAAATGATTGTTTGGTCAATGTGGGCTTTGGACAAAAATCCAAATATACCCATCGATGTTATAAACATCAAAACTACAACAGCAAACGTAAGATATGTTTTGAGAAGAAGTGGTACACGTTTCCAATTTTGATACAACCACGAAGCAGTAACAAGTTTACCTACTTCCAGGCTAGCGCCCATAATTATCACAGGAATTTTAGCTGCAGCAAATATTGCTGCCAAACCAGCTATGCTATACCAAGCAGCAACGCCTGATATAGCGAGCGCAACAAAGAGAACAAGAAAAGCCATTATTCAGCTTTGGTAATTGTCCATACTCCATACGCTATAGCAGCACCAGCTGCAATCTTAGCGAGAGGAGTTAAAAACAAAACCATAACACCTAAACCAACAAGACAAGCACCGTCCCATGTTGTACGTTCTTGCATTCTTTCTCGAAGCCAGTTCATATTACTCTCCTCTTGTTAACTGTAACAATCTATCAATCTGCGATTGAATTTTTTCTTTTCTGTTTGGCCAATGAATGTAGTCCTTGTCCGATGTCTTTAGCAGATTTACAAGTAAAGGCATGATCAATTTTTCAACGTCAGTTAACCTGCTTTTAACCTGATCTTCTGTCGTTGTTTTTATTACATCAAACTCGTCATCAAGATTCATCATCTTGGTGCTTAAATTGTTGATAGCAGTTACCAAAGCATCAACCTTTTGCTCAATGCGTAGAACATTATCGTTGATTCCTTCAACATCTTCTTCAATTGGTTTTGTGTCCACTTGAACAGTTGATTGAGGTACTTCATCAACAGCGTTGAAACCAAAATCATATTCAGACAAATATTCTTCTGGGATATCTGGCATAACTTATTTCCTAATCTGAATTATTATTTATCTAAATGAACATATCTAAAGTCATCTGCTTTTCAGCTGACCACTCAATAACATTCAGTATTGAGTTAAGTGGTTCAAGATATGCTTTTTGAAATTGTAGGTCGTAATCAATATTGTTCTGAATACCAAACTCTTTTGGCACGCCACTAGCAGTAAACGCAATGACGTTTTCATGAAGTATGTTAGGTACCTTCAAGTATACAAACTTTACTTTGTCTCCAGAAAATATAGGATCATGGCTCTCGAGCTCCATTTCATTAACGTGAAAATTATAAAGAAGAGCACCTCTTACATGTATTGGACATCCTTTTTTGTATATTGTACTTCTATCCTTCCATTTGTCAATATCCGAAACACCTCTAGGAAATGCAATATCTTCCGGTGGTAAAGAATTAAATTTATCTCTACATTCTTGAATATACTTTTGAGTAGTTTTCTCATCTGTTGTCATTATGACACGAATTGTATCTTTCAACATATTCCGACATGGCATTGGTGTTGAAGATCTCACAACTTCGATACCCATGATCTTCAACTTTGGTTCGGTGTACTGTACACCTTCGGAATTGTATACGTTCAGAGCGTAATGCTTCTTACCAGTCCAAATACCTTTATCTGCGATCACTTCTCGTTTCATCACCATTCGCTGTTCATAACCATTCATATAAGAACATAGCTTATCATACGACTTTGCAAGTAACGGCTCGAACTTTTCCGAGGCTACTTTATCGAGAAACTTCACACCCTTGTCAGCGGTGAGCTTTTCACCAAGAGCCTTCTCTACCAAATCTTTTGTACGGATATACAGTGAGTCTGTATCGATAGCTACAACATAATCTTCTTCGGTCTTGAGCAACTTCCTCATGTATTTGTTGATGATGTTCTCAGCCCATCGAATTGTTAGTTGACCAGTCACAGTAATAGACTCTGCTATTCTCATATCATAGTATCTGAAGTATTGATTGGACAGTGCACCATAAAGGGAATTCATTAAAATTTTCGTAGCCATCTGCTGATTGTTAAGAGTTACAATCTTCTTTTCAAGTTCATATGTTGAACCTTTGTCTTGAACCTCTTGTTCAGTTTTCAACATCTCTTTCTTAACAGCGGAACGCTCAGTATAAAGTCCATCAATTATTTCAGGTACAATACCTCTCTTACTTTTATCAAAGTACTGACCTGTTGCAGACATGCTGTAGTTGTCTGGCTTTTCATATTCAGTTTTATTTAAAAGATCGTTGACAGTTACACCATAACACCTTTCATTCACGATAGTTTCCGGAGACATATTGTACTGCATGATAATATGAGGATACAGAGAGTTCAAGTCGAACGAAACAATCCAGTCATGCATACCATTCTGAGGAACCTTGACATGGGCACCTTCGATTTGTCTTTCTTTGGTATGATCTTCTTTAGGAGGTACAACAATCTTTCTCTTCTTCAGCTTGTTGTAAAGAAGAGCGTCCCACATACCCACAGGACCAAAGGCATCAACCATGTTAACCAATGCTTTGTAAGCGATAGTCATCGCCAATGTAATCAGACCAGTCTTATCTTCAAGCCTGTCCACAATGTCAACGTCTTTGACGTTATAATCGATAAACAATTGGTAGTTCTCTTTGTAGAGAGAGTGAAGTGTTCCATATTCAGAATAGTCGATCTTCTTCTCACCGAGGACAACATGAGCTATATTATCGAGCTTGTAGCTTTCTTGAGTACCGTATGTGTAACCAAACTTCTTGAAACAATCCATGAAGTCAAGTTGTTGAATACCACGAAGTTCAAACGCTTGTTGCGTTCTTGCAGCCATTTGAATTTGTCTTTCAGATATAACACCCCATGGCGATAACTTCTTAACCATGTCCTTACCGAGGACTTTGCCAATCCTATTAACGAGATATACAGTATCGAAAAACCTTGAGTTCCAACCTGTAAGAACATCTGGATAGTTAGCCTGCCACTGGTCCAGAAACTTCATCAGAAGCATAGCTTCATCATTGCATTTTATGTGCTTAACTCTTGATGAAAGATCTGCAGACAGGACTGAATCTTCTTCATTCCAATCACCTGTTCCAAACACATAGAAGATATTGTCTATATTGTTCTTTAAACAGATGGCTGTGACAGGAAAGTTAGCTTCTTCAGCATGAGGAAATCCTTGATCTGACTGAACCTCGATATCGATTGTCGTTACGTTGATTATATCTCTATCAAACTCAATACCACGATCAAGGAAAGCATCGGATATAAACTGTATAACAAAATTGTTGTTACCATATATCTTGAAATTTTCTACTTCGCTATATTCACGAAGAAAATCCTGACAATCTTTCATAGAGCCAGGATTAAGCTCGTCAACGGGGTTTCCCTGAAGAGTTTTCCATTCACTCTTCTTATCTGTAGAGACATAGAACGTTGGCTTGTATGGTATACGCTTTCTTATCCTTTCTCCATTCTTATAACCACAGAAAAGGATGTTGTTGCCAAGCCTATCCACGCTTGTGTAGAATGTCGACATTATATGATGATTGATTTATTCTTAGGTGCAATGACATTTCCAAACATAGCATTGTACTGTTCCACAACAGAACTATCGGGTTCCGCTTGGTACACAACGAACTGCTTAGCAACGTCAATTGTTTTTTCTTCTTTGCTCAAAATCGGTGACCAGGGTGCGAACCCAAGTTGACCGTTACCTGTTGGTATAGCAACAATAGCATTTGTGAGTTGCAAAGTTTTTGAATCTTCTAACATAACTTCCGCTACGACATCCTCTCCAGACGACATACGAATAAGTTTAATATTGCTCATATTATAGCTCCAATTATAAAAAGAGAGCCCCGAAGGACTCTCTTATTATCTGACAAAATGTTGATAAAATCAACTATCTTTTTCGACCAAAAGCTCAGGGCCTGTGATTTCGATCTTATGTGGTTTAAGTTCATCGGGTATAACGTGCTCAAGCTGTATTGAAAGTATTCCATCAATCAAAGCGGCACTTGTAACCTCAATGTGATCAGCTAGAGTGAATTTACGAACAAACTTCTTTTGAGAAATACCACGATGTACATATTCACAATCTGCCGATTGGTTTTTTCCTTTTTCTCCTTTAATGGTGAGAACATTTTTATCGCATTCAATATCTAAATCTTGCATATTGAATCCAGCGACAGCTAGCTCTATAGCATATCTATGGTCATCATACTTCACTATGTTGTGAGGTGGGTACTGAGGAACTTGATGATGTGTTGCTCGTTCGAGTTGATTAAAAAGATTATCAAAACCTACAAACGAAGCGCGAGGGAAGAAAATATCATTAGTCATAATGACCTCCTATTTGTTAAGCAAGGTTAAAAACGAGACCGGACCATTCCGCATCTCTATTCTATTTATACTGACTTTCTGCCAATATTGTACTTAGCAACAAGTTGCCAATCATTCTTGTCACCATAAGATAATACCTTAATTTGACTCAAAGGGGCAACAGGGTCAGCACTTTTTTCTGCATCTACTAATTCAACGAGACCCCATTCAGCTAACAAATTGGCAATTGTATTTCTTCTTGAAATATCGCTCACATCAAAGTTCGATGGCTTTCCATCCAGAGCAAACAATTCTTTGAAATGTACAATATAGTATCTGCCTTGTTTATGGAGAATATGACATGATTGATACAACGTCATATCTTTTCTTGATGCAATACCAATGCGTGTAAGAGTCTCACGTACTTTGAGAAAATCGTCGTCTTCTTTGAGTTTAATCTCGACGATTGAATTTAGATCAACAGCCATCGACACCACCTGTAAATAATTTTTTCTTTAAGTTTTTCAATTCATTTTCAGTAAACAATGGTAAAACTTGCTTTGCTTTCTCATAACTATAGCCATAATATTCAATAATTGTATCGAGGCTATCGCTTTGTTCTTTCTTATACCACTTACTAAATCTTTTTCGTTTACGTATACTATTTAGAAAAAAATCAAATTGCAGTTTATTATCGGTTTCAGGCCTCATGTTAAGCTCGTTGCAGAGAAGAACCGTATCTGTAAAGTACGATAAACCTTTGTTTACAACATACGGAGGGTAAAACTTTTCAGCGAGTTCTGGGTTATCCGAATCACCAATGAGGTCTTCTTTCGAATAATTGATAGCGTTTATAAAGTCAAAAGGTTTCATTTGAAATTAGGACCCTCTACCCATACAACTAGTGATCTTCGAGTACCCCTAGTCACTGGCGTTACACGGTGCATAAGAAACGATGGAAACATTATCATTTCACCTTTACGAAGATCGTAAGAACGAGGCGTATCACAATCGATTGTTTCAAATATACCACCTTCAAAATCATCATTCAATGCTATGATAGCTGAAAGTTTTCGGCCCATGTTTTGGGTCGTATACAAATCTCCTTGATCAGTATGCCAATCATATTTGCCTTGCACTATTTCAGGGTACACAGTATATTGAATGCTGTGAAAGCCAGTTAAGCTGAACTGGAAATAATCCGTATTGGCTTTATTGATATAATAAGCTATCTTTTCAAAGTAGAATCTCACATTCTCATCAGTCGGTTGAAGCCATGCAACATCAGATTTTCTACCTGGTGATTCATCTCCTACGCCATTTAGATTACCAGTCAAACCTTTTTGCATTTGTAGATTGTTTTCTACATACCAGTTGAGCCAATTTATATCATTGTCATTGAAAACATTGAGCGCTTTCAATGCATAAGCTCCAGTTCTATCTTCGTGCGGTTTTAGAAGCCACATTATTCAAACTCACAACTTGACATTACTTCAGTAAAGAAGGCTACATTGTTTATTTCCTGATCAGCAACAAAGGCTGCTTTGTGTTGATAGTCAGCCATCAAAACAACCAACTGAGGAATCGATCTTTGCTTGAATTCAGTTGACGAGACATCATAGAGTTTCCTAAACAGTGTGGCCGTGTCTATATCAGAATTTTGAGCAACCCACTTTCTCATTTCTGTAAATGATTTTGCTTTTAGATGTTTTACAAGATCTACTATTGAGGCTTCACCGTTGTTAGCAAGAATACCCGAATCTACCTGACCTGTTGCACTATATCGTTGAAGTTCGTTTATAACTCTTCGCCAGTCTGGAAAATATTTTGTTATCAGCTCAGCTACAGCTTTCTTATCGTAACTAACATTTTCTGCATCAAGTATGGTTGATAATCTGTTAAAGAACTGAGAAGCCATCTTCATCTTCTCATCTTTATTGATCGAAAACTCTACAACAGAACATCTCGAATGAAGAGGCTCAATAATTCTATTCTTGAAGTTGCAAGTTAGAACAAAACCACAGTTGTTACTGAACTCTTCCATAAAGTTACGAAGAGCAGGTTGAGTAGAGTTCGGGTTGAGATAATCAGCCTCATCGAGGATCACATACTTACGTCCTCCAGTAAACGAAACGGTTGAAGCAAACTGCATTATCTCATTACGCAGTGTATCAATGTTACCATTCATACTACCATTGATAACGATGTAGTCTGCATTCAACTCTTCAAGCATTGCTCTTGCAACAGTCGTTTTACCTACACCAGGACCACCAGTCAGTAGTAAGTTAGGAACATTGCTCTGATTAACAAATTCCTGAAAAGTTTCTTTCAGTTTTATTGGAAGGACACAGTCACTAATTTTCTTAGGCCGATACTTTTCGACCCACAAAAATTCACTCATAATATAAACCTTTCTTATTCAAATTCAGAAGTAGCTTCATTAACTACCGTATATGTAAGACTACTATCGATAGATTTGAACTGAGCCATCTTCTGCTTGCTCAACGTGACTTCATAAGAGCCTACCATCATCTTGAGATTCTCTACCTTGAACAAAGCATTGAACCTTTTATCAGTCTTACCAACGTCATAGCAAAACGTGTTTGTTGTTTTGTTTTTGCTGTTCACAGCTTTGATACTGATCGTTTCGCCATCGCCCACAATAGCAATCTCAGGTAGCTGCAACACATTAGCTGCTTGCATCACACCTTTGATGACCTTGTCTGTAATGCTGAATGAAACGTAAGTATCAGGGAGCTGAAACGGTTCAAGAGATGGAATGATACGGAACGTATTTTTATCAGCGTAGAAGTAATCGCTCTTTGCACCATTCTGGCCACTTATAGTAAGATACGTTGTATCAAAATCTAGGTCCGGCTCTTCGAGCAACGACACGATACCTAGAAATTGATTCAAATCATAAATGCCAAATTCCCTCGGAAACATCTCTTGAACCTCCGCTTCAGCAATAACTGTCTTTGTTTCGGAAACAGTTTTAAGTTTGTTACCTGTGTACGCATACAACGACTGATTGATTGAAGAAAAGTTTTTCAGTAAGTTAAACGTTTTTTGTGTAAGTTTCATTATATAAATCTCAAGTTATTTCTTGCTTTTATCTTTGAAGTCACCACCAACAGTAGCGCTAGCACCAACCTGTGCAAGATCCATCAGGCTTCCACCAAACATATACGAACCCATATGAGTAAGTTTCATCCATGGACACATCCATACTTTGATACCAGCTTTACGAGCCCACTGGCAGAACATATAATCTTCAGAGAGATAACGTTTTGTTTCTTCATCGATCACACAATCAAAGTAAGCCATAATCTCACGCGAGCCATCAAATGCTTTTGTACGAACATGGTCAGGCTTATAGGAGAACTGCGGGTACGCTTCAGCATAGGCTTCAAAAGCACTACGTTGAATCATCATAAATCCTGTACCACCTTCTAGTACTTCTTGAGGTTGATCGAGACGAATCTCGTTGCCACCACTCGCAGGATTGAATACATAATCCCCAACATATCTTTCAAGTTGTTGAGGATCATCATCAGCAAATCCTTTGTCAACAGCACGCTTAATCTTTTCCCAAGCAATTGCTTTCTTAGGATATGGACCACAAACAACTTGCTTGTCTGAACCAGGCTCTGCAATAGCTGCAAGAGCTAAAACATCAGTTGGATCGAAACCAATGTCACTATCAATAAACATAAGATGAGTACAGTCTGATCTCATAAACTCATCAACCAAATAGTTACGAGCTCGAGTAATCAATGACTCGTTGAATAGATAATAGAATCGGCAATCGACCCCATACTTTAAAGCAAGCTGTGCCAAGTCAGTTGATGACTTAGTATAGATACCGGCACATTGACCACCATACATTGGTGTAGCAACCATGATCTTTCGCTTCTGAAGTTCCTCTGTATTAATTTTTATTTCAACACCAGCCATGTTTAGCTCCTATACTTTTTGTCGTGTTCTTTACCAATACCATAATCACCATCATAAGATGACAGAGCTTCAGCCTTGAAGTTCAGATACTGACCAATTCTTGTTCCCTTCTTGATTCTAGCTGCACCAACGCCAACGTGCAACACACCTGCCATCACACCGTTGTATCCTGAGTCGTACAATCCAGAGGTTAGAAACAAACCATTGCGGTTCAACGTTGATCGTGTAATAACCCAACCCGCTTCGTTTGGACCAACCTCAATGATATTTTCCATGGTGACCTCATAGTCACCCTGCTCTAGATTATAATAACCATCCTGGTCAACCGGAACTTCTCCATTGCTACCTCGATGCTTTTTATGCTCGTTAGAGATCTCAAACATATCAGGTTTGATATAGAAGATCTTATCGACCCTCAGATCAACAGCGTTAGGTTGTACATCACCTTCACGCACATTGGTTAGCGATGAGTTAGACTCGTCACCCATTACGTGTATCATTATTCACCGTCCTGTGTTGCGTACCACAACAATATAATATAGTGCATTGCTTTCAACAAATCCTTCTTATTGAAACCTTCTTTTCGACCATACCTCATTAAATACTTGATAGCAGTATCACGTGATGTAGTGTCCAGTGTACCAAGCGTTTGCCATATGTCTATGGTTTGAATATCTTCTTTCTTTTGTCCTGCTTGAACTCCAACATAATGACCGCTGTATGTTGACTCAATGTAGTTCAACACCTCCTTCATTATCTTGTCTTCGTTAAATCTATATTTGCTCATGACCGTTTTCCACACAATGCATCAATATATTGAATATTCCTTTTTGCCTTCTCAAGTAAAGACGTATCTTTTGTAGAGAAGTTAAAATCCACTTCTTCTTCAAACTTACCATCTATTAAACCGGTTGGAGAGTTGTCGAACTCAATGTTATTCAGACCGCACCACGCTGCTGCAGAACTATCCCATGTATCAACATGACTTGACAACAGTCCAAGATTATCAATCTCATTGGGCCCATCAACCATACCAAGAAAATGAATCTTCTTTTTGTTAGTGTTGCACAATGTTAGAAGACCTCGTCTTTTAAGTTCTCTCATCATCTTAGTTCTGCTAACGTATCTTTGTAGTTTGTTCCCTGTTTCTACTCCGTAAGCGTTCGGTACACCAAGAATTGAAACGCCAATATAGTCTACAAGAGGACTCGAAGCTGCCCAAGCAAAAGTCGATATATAATCCTCTATATCTCCTATCTTTGATTGAGGTACAAAGAATGTTTTGAATCCGTGCTTCCTGAATTCAGGAGCCTGTTCCATAGCTGCTTGTATGGTTTTACTTCCTGGCTCGTTAGGATAATCCGACCCCACAATGTATTTGGCATTTATCTTGTGACCCATAGATATTAACTTATCTGGATCATACATTGGCTTTTTTAACTTATACATCTCAAAAGCTGAATTGTCAAGAATAATATCACTACCAAAAGCAGAAGATTTGTAAAAAGCTGCATAATCTTCATCTGCTTCAACGAGATGGGCTAAAGCAAGATGTGCTCTCCTTTTACCTACAAGATGGTGTAGATGGTTTGTTGGGCATATATGACAAAAATCTATACTCATTGATTGTACCTACAAGTTGCTCCGTTTTCATTATCTTCACTAACTGATATAACAAGTTCCCGATCCGGATAATGATCAAGTATATAATCAGCAAGACCATCTGCCAGCATCTCACACGACTGATAGTTGAGTTCAAGAGTCTGATCTTCATAAAGATTTTCAAGCTCTCGCTTAAACAAAATAAACTCAATATCCCTATCGTCATGAAATACTTCGATTTCTACACGGAAATGAAAGATGTGGCGATGTGGATGCTGGAGAAATTCAACTCCTAGGAGTTTGTTTGCATCAGGATAGCAATGAATGCCCTCTTTTTGAAAAGTTACCCATATACTCTTATTCATGATAAACATCCTTGATTATCGAACTTCGAAGTGACCGCTATAGCGTTCCATGGATGGAGAGATTCTTCATGAGAAACAGCAATCGAGAAATCAAATATACGCTTATCATTGTACCATTCATCGAGAGCTTCATACATCAGTCTACAAACGTCTTCAGAGAAAACAAGATTAGAACCATTCAGTTCTGCAAACGCTTGCTCGTCTCTACGCTTAACAACAATCTGAACTTCAGTAGGAATATTTTCACGACACAATTCAACAAGATCCTCAATCCATACAACATTAATTGGATCAAATTGAACCTTCACCGTCATTATGGATCTCTGTGAATGAGCATTAGCAGCTGCATCTCGCTTGGTACGAGCATCGTGGGCTAGCTCGAAAGAGCAAGGGCATGTAGAAGAGTAAACGTAATCTACAGTAAGATAAAACTTGTAGTCACCGTCCCTATACTGACCTTCAATTTCAGTCTTATAGGCTATGTGGCCTCTAAGTTTTTCGGAGGTGTCTGAATTCTTAGATCTTAAAGCATCCTGATGCCAAGGATATTTGAAACGCAACTTACAGTATGCATCTCTAGATCCTTGGCGCTCAGCTAGTTCCTTCAACGATTCCTTGATGCCTTCCATGGTGAGGCGGTCTTTAATCTTTTCGTGCATTAAGAGATAAAGACGTGAAAGGTTCAAACCTTTAGCGTTCTTATCATCTAACGAACAATACAAAGATGCCTCAGACTGCAACACTTGAGTACCACCATCTCTCCTCTTTACCTGAATAGGTAGGTCAACAGGAGCAATCCCAACCTTTCTCAGTGGTACTCGAGCTCCCACAAGCACAGGATCTACTTGCGGGTCTGGCAAATCATCGGTATAAAAATCCTCATCGTATTCGAATACCAAGTCAGGCATCTTAGACGAGTAATCATTATAACCGATATTTTTTCCTTTCTTTCTCATATTCACCTCATACATTATAAAATATTAATTATTATTATATAAGATTATGTCGATATAGTCAACCTCGGTTCAACCAGAAATGACGCTTCATCTCTTATTAATGTTGTTCTAGGTATCGATCCATCAACAAATAAATGCAAACAAAACATTATATAAAACGTAATAAAATTTTTCATCAGATAGCTGATCCAGCTGACAAAAAGATTATAAACGCAGGTAACAAAACAATAAAACCTGTTGTAGCTAAAGACTGGATGACTGCTGTAGCCACAGCACACCGTGCCTCACTCTTAGACATTTTTTCTCCTTATGGGATAAATTGTTGAATGTGCTGACAGGGATCTCCCGTCAGACACAGTTATATATAAAAAACTAAATTTTGACTAGACGTACCTGCTGAAAACTTCTTTAGGCGTTACAAAGTTCCACGTTGGTTGTTCTATAAGATAACTTTCGGCTTTCTTTGCTTGTCGGCGTGCTACCTTTTCTTCGATGGTAATAAATGCAGAGTTCTTTTCATGTTCTCTACTTTCAACCCTCGAAACAAATGCACGCCCATCAGTCAAATTGTATATGAAAGGATTGACCTGTTCCCAAATAAAGATAGAACTCATCTCCATTGAAACACCATAAGGCAATACTCTCAGATCTACAAGGCCTTCTTCGTTAGCTCGTAGCGCTTTGGTAAGACGAGGATCATCACCACCAATCAAAGCTGTGTGGTCAAAATAATATTCTAAGAAATGTTTAATAGGTCTTAGATCTCCGAATCCTACAATCCAACCATGATTATCAGGAGAACCTGAAAATTCAAAATGCACTGAACGATCGTAACCATGCCACTTTGCACATGGACCAGTACAGGGATCTCCTGTCTCGTCAGTATCAAACCATTGCATGTGCGCAACGGGTAAGTTGTAATATGATTTCGTAGCTTTCAATAACATTTTACACTCCAATAACATTGCCCCAGATATACGTATGTACTCTAGCTGATACACAGTATCCCCTAGCTTGCGCCATGTTGGCAACATCTCCGTCACATATTTTTTGGCCTTCCACTGTTGCACCAACAGGCATAATCCATACCGGCCAATCAACACCTGCTTCCCTGAATTGATGAACTACCTCATCAAGCTCTTCCCATTGCTCTGGCTTAGGACCTAGAACAAACTTTAACTGTCCAACAGGAGCTTTTGACGTTGTTGACCTTTCGCGCACTGTCCTACCAAGGTCATTATATTGAGAAACAACATCTGGACGTATTGCCTTCTTTGGTTTCTCTCCTGACACTGTATACAACTTAGGACTACAAGAAAAGAACAGCTCACCACCATACAGACCTCTGTTACCAAATGTCCTAATGAACTGATCAGTTAATGGCTGTGTGCCATTTGTTTCCCAAGTTGTGTGCCATGGTCGTTCATAATTTTGTTTGGTCTTATACACAGCGTTAATTTCTACAGCTGCTTCTTGTGCATGCTTCATTAACGACTCCCCGCCTGTATAAACAAGATGTGTCGATGCCCGTGAAACAGGGTGATTGAAATTACCACCTGGGTTATACGCATTGACCATTTCGCCTCTAAGAGTTTCAACAATCTCTTCTGGCGTCTGCTTCTTTTGAAGATGCTTAAACTTCTTTGACCACGAGTAAGAACTATCACATCCTTTTTCCCATACAGGAAGATCTGTGATGTCTTTCACCCCTAAAGGATCAAAATCTTTATAAGGCAATTCATACGTTTCTGGGTTGGTCGGATCTTCTTGACCAAAGCCATCACATTGTAAATTGCAAAGAAAAAACCGAAGCCACACTGATGGGACTCCGGTATAAAAACCTTCGCCTTGTACTGAATAAAACGTCTCAGAGAACGCGTACTCTTTGCTCATTGAGTTTCCTCTTCTTATCTAATCTCTTCTTTTGTCTTACAGCTTGCTCATAATGAAACTTGCTAGAACGATTTTTAAAAACAATACCGTCCATGTGATCATATTCATGTTGTATTACTCTAGCAGGTATGCTATCAAACACATCGGTAGTTATATGGCCATTAGAGCCAGCATACCGTATTCTTATTGAATCAGGTCGTTTCACTTTTATAAAAAGTCCGGGATAGGACAAACAACCTTCCTCCATCAAAACTAAGTTTTCCGATGTGGAAACAATGTTGGGATTGAAGAATACTTTGATGTTACTAGGATCGTTGGGATTCCCAGCAACGAATACCCTCCAGGGCAGTCCAACCTGACAAGCAGACAATCCAAGACCTCCATGAGTTATCATCGATTCTTTCAAGTTCGTGGCTAACTCAACTGGATCAACAGGAGGATTTTCAAAATCAAATCGTAATCCACATTCTCTTAATATTTTATCATCAGATTTTACAAGATCATAAATCATGCTGCTATCCTACTAAAGTTCTTTACTTTCTCAAAACGTATAGTGTTGTGGAACTTATCCATCAATTGATCACCTTTATGGGATATAATAAAGATGTTCGCGTCAGAAGTCAAGTCATTTAGAATCTTTAAGAACTCTTCGGTTCCAGTTGTATCTAACGACGAATCAAATACTTCATCCATGATTAAAAGATTGGTGCTTGCGCTGTTTCTCAGCTTTGCAATTGCTCTCCAAGTAAAAAGAAGAGCAAGGTCGATACGCATTTTTTCTCCTTCGGAAAATGAAGCGTAACTGAATTCATCTCTATATCTTGACTTGATTGTTTCATTGAAGTTTTCATCCAGTTCAAACTGAACAAAGAAATCCATGGAAGCAAGATATTTGTTTACCAACTTATTCATGATTGGCACATATTGCTTTATAATTCTTGTTTTGATTCCACTGTCTTTCAGAATAAGAGAAGCTACATCAAGAACACCTTTGTCGTTAGTTAATGATTCTTTTTCTTGGTGATAATTATCAAGCTCGTCGTTCAACTCTCCGAGCTTCACTTTTTCAGTGTCAGATTGTTTTGGAACATTTGATGTTTCTATGTCTTCTTTGATGGATTCAATAAGTTGGTTGAGAGCGTTTATTTGTGAATTGTGTGAAGATATTTCAGTCTGTATGTTGTTTATTTGCTCTATGGTGTTTTGTATAGCTTGCAATCTTTCTTCTATCTTCGCATATTCTTCTTTTAGTAAATTGAATCCCGTATTTGTTTCATCTAATACCTTTTGTTTTTTGTCCATGATGTCACATTTGAAATCTTCTTCTATGTTTTGTTTACATGTTGGACAGTCATCATGATTGCCATAGAAATCTATTTCTTGTGAGAGTTTTGAAATCTTATCTTGCATTTTGTATTCAAATTGCTCGAGCTTTTTCTTTTTTGTTTTTACCTTGTCGATGTCTGCTTTCTCGCTCTGAAGCCTTTCAACTTCTTCCTGCAATGTAACTATTTGATCTGTATGGTTTTTTTTCTGTGTGTCAGCTTTTGCGATCTTTATCTTTCCATCATTGATTCTCTTCTCGTTATTTTGTTTCAACTGAGAAATGTAGTTTTCTTGCATTGAGATTTTTTCTTCAGCTAAGTTTATAGCATAATCAACGTCCATCAGTTTATTTTTATTTGTTGCCACTTTCTCTTTTAGCAACGTATTCATTGTAGAAAATATTTGTATATCTAACAAGTCTTCAATTACTTCTCGTCTGTGTTGAGACGATAACTGCATGAAAGGAACGAATGTGCTGCTACCCAAAACAACAATCTGACTGAAAGACTTGTGGTTTAATTTTAAAATATTTTTCTCAACAACATCCTGATAATCTCGAGCTGAGGCATCTTGGTTTATAAGCTCGTCGTTTTTGTATACCTCAAACTTTGGAGAACCATACTTTTTTATGCCTCTAATAATTTTGTAGTTGTTTGTTGATATACTAAACTCGACTTCTACTTCTGCACCTTTACTGTTGATGCTGTTGATCAGTTGGTTCTTGTTTATCTTTCGAAATGGTTTTGCGTACAAAGCATAAGACAATGCATCGAGTATCGTTGACTTGCCAGCTCCATTTTCACCAACAATGAGTGTCGACTTGTTTTTCAATAAATTAACTTCGGTCCACGTATTGCCTGTGGAGAGAAAGTTTTTCCATCTTATGTATTTAAATGTTATCATTATAAATGTTTTATTTGAGAGTTAAATGACAAACTTACTCTCATATCACCACTATTGTTAGGGGAAACGCTATGAGGATAAAAACTAGGAAACAAAACTAATTTACCTGGAACAGGATGTATTCGATGTGAATACATATTCAGCAAACTACCCGCAGCTGAAGAACCATCGAAGAAATGACCCCACTCGGTGTCAGCTACCAAGTAGTTTCTGTGAAAATTTATTGTACCTGAATTAGGTGATGCCTTTATATAATAAGCACCCGAAAAGACACTATGCGGATGTGTATGATAATCGTTTGCATTGTGCTGGTCATTAAAGTTTAGCCAGAAGTTTCCTATCTGTATTTTTCTCGGTGACTTGTATGTATATTGATTCGTATAACTATCAACGATTCCTTGTATATTATCAATCAATTCGCACAGCACAGGATACTGAGTTACAGTTTCTCTGAATAATGGTGGACTCTGATATCCTCCTACATTCGAATGCACAACGCCTTCTTGTGTATCTCTCACATGGCAGCATTCAATATACAATTGATCATTGTTAATGGCGAGGTCAGCGCATAACAGAGCTTCCTCGGATATAGGAATATACTTTATCTGCATAACTAAGTAATTGACAGAGCTTCTTGATATAATTCTTTTATTGTCTTTTCAAGGGATGGCTTGTGGACGTTTGAGTCTAAACCATTAATGTATTTGCCAAGTATTGTCAGCGTATCTTCTGCTTCGCTAACTATATCGTCATCGGACTCAATATCAAGATGCAAATGGTCCTCAACGACTTGGACGTGTATTGGATTAACTTTTTCTAACTTCTCAATGAAAATATCGAACCAATAAGGATTATTCTTTTCTGTTATAATCACTTTCACATAACAACCAGACAGATCGTCAAAGTTTTCGTTTACAACTTGTTCCATATTTTTATTTGAGTCATCATAATGTATTTTATGAAACATTCTATATGGATTTGGTATAAAGGTCAACTCCCTCGTATCCGTATCAAATACATGAAATCCTTTTTGATCATCATAATCCGACCACGTCATTTCATACGGACATCCAAGGTAGTTCACATTACCACTTGTAGATTTTGTGTGATAGTGGCCAGTACATACGACGTCGAAATTTCTCAACCAGTCGTCTGACATACCATGATGAATTGCTTGGCCTTTGTACATTTGGTAACCTGAAAGCTCAAGATGGCCAAACAGTACTTGGGAGTTTGTTGAGTTGCAAAGATCTTCAACATGTTCTTGGTTGCTAGCGCATATCCAAGGCAGCATTACAATATCAAGACCATCAAAAGTTGCTATCTCAGGTTGATCGTAGATAGTTATATCGTAGTGTTCAGCAAGAAGATTAATTGAGTTTATCTCTAGCGTGTTTTTGTAAAAGGAATCGTGGTTGCCTACTAACACATGAAAGTTATATTGATTTTTATCAATTGGATCAAAAAACGTTCGCTTTGCTCGATCCAATGAGACAAAATTTATATACTTCCTTCTATCAAAAGTGTCACCAAGATCAACAATTGTATCAATATTGTTTTCTTTTAAATATGGAAAGAATATATTTTCAAAGAATCTTTCTTGATGGTCTGCAAATGCAGAATGATCATTCCTCACACCAAAGTGAAGATCGGTTATCAATGCTAACTTCATTATACACTTTTCTCACGCTTTTTTACTTTTCTTCGTTTCGAGGCTTCAAACTCTTCGATAAAATTGTTCATGTATTCAGTAGACCATTCGCTCATTTTAATGCTATCACCAAAGTCCTGGCCACTGTCATGCTCTTGCGTATCCGATGTAAGATTCATAAGATTGACTTGTTCTGTCATTTTATATTTTGTATACAACAGCTTCTTTTCTTTTTGTATCCTTCTGAGAAAAGCATACCAAATAATCTGTGTAAAATATGCGAAAGGGTTATTTGATTTCTCCGGATCGAAGTTGTCAATGTATTGTAAACAATTTTCAATACCGTCCGCAACCATATCATCCTTGAAAGTATAATTCATAAAGTTTGGTTTGCGAGCTAGATGCGTAGCTATTTTCATAACACACTCGCCAATATAATTAGGTACCCGAGGTCGCGGACTGTTATTTTCATTCGCTTCGGCTACTTGCTTTCTGTATTCAATAAGCGCAGCTAAGAAGTCTTTATTGTTTACGTATTGATTTTTTGCCTTGGCCATAAGTTATTTCCATCAAAAATAATAATATTATACTACTTCAATCAACTTATTACAACATCAATGCACGTTGAAATCATCATTAACGTTGAGCAACATCCTGTTTAAGTACTGATCTATTTCATCATCATCTTGAATGTTTTCTTGTTCGTTCTCATGAGCCTCAAGATCAGCTATGCTTTCGTGATATATTTCTTCAATGTATTCTGTTGGTTCGGCAGCAGCAACAATATGCCACGTCTTCAGTTTGAATTCATTTTGATTAGATTCAATCCACTTTGAAGCTATCAACGAAGAACCTGATTGTTTTGTACTGAGTGAAAAACGAAGAGGGTTTTTTATCAACACATACTTTTCATCTTTAGTGTACGACATTTCGCAGATGAGTGTTTCCCCTGTTATAAGTTTTAGTATTGTTGTCTCGTGCATCTATTTCTCCAATTCGATTTTGTAAATTTTATAATCAAATTGTTCTTCACTGTATATTTTAACTCTTTCATACAAATGTTTCAACGTATAGTTTACTCTTTTTTTGTACTGTAAGTTATCAGCGATATCATACAATGTGCAGGCATTCTTGTTTTCAGATTTTCTCAATCCTCTACCTATTGACTGAAGATTACGTATTCTTGATTTAGATGGAGACGCAAAGATTACGTTGTGAAGTTTTTTGATATTGATACCTGTACTGAAGGTACCGTATGAAGCTATAATGACAGCGTTATCTTCTTTCTCGGTTATAGCTCTGACACTCTCTCGAGTTTCAGCATCTGTGCCACCAAAAACGAAAAAAATTTTTCTTCCTTTATTCATTGCATTGCTAATCATGGCGTAGAGATCTTTACCATGCTTCTCTACATATTGAAACAAAACTAAGGTGTTACCATCTAATGACTGAACAAGATTAGTTATAAACTTATTGCGTTTTTGATTGCGGACTATGAAGTCCATCTCATCTTGAAACTTCAGATTCTTGCAGGCTTTACAGGTTTCCTCATTGTACTTCAATACCAATATTTTTATATTGAGATCTGCAACAGTGCCAGCTTCTATTAGATCTTTTGTCTTAATAAACGATTTCACTGGACCGAACAAACCTTCGAGGACTAATTTGTGTGTTTCTGATCCATCCAATGTTCCTGTAAATCCAAAGCGATATTTGCAATCAGTTAACTTTTGCATGATAGCTGTCAACGACTTTGCTTTGAACAAATGCGCCTCATCTCCGATCACGACGCCAAACTGATCGAACCATCTTTTAGGCATTTCATAAACTGACTGCCATGTTGTAACTACAATATTCTCTGTTATGTTGTCCTTATCAACACCACCAGTAATGAGTTTACAATCATCCTTGTAACCATATGCTTCAAAGTCACCAGCCATCTGCTTAACTAGCGATATTGTAGGTACAATAATTAAAGTTCTTTGTTCTTGATAAAACTGTGTAAGCAAATAAATTATCAATGACTTGCCTGAGGCGGTAGGTGATAGTATCATTGATCTATCATTTCGAATGCAATGGGACACTGCCTCAATTTGATAGTTACGAGGTACCAATGTAAGGTTCAAATCTTTGCTGAACTCTTTGACCTCATGGATTGAACACTCATTTGTATAATCGAGATTGTCTTTTATATCAATATCATAATCTCGATCTACGCAAAAGGACTGTATGTACGAGAGTAGTCCCGTGTACATCGTCGAGTTCTTATTGAACAATCTAATTTTTCCGTCCCACATTTTGTTTCTGTAGAGCGGCATGAATTTATACCCTGGTGCATAAAACGAAAAGTATTCAGCTAACTCTCGTCTTATACCTCCAGAGCAATCAATCTTCAGGTATGTTTCATTCACTTTGGATAATGTAATCAATTCTCTATAAACCGAAGTTGGTGAGTTTCCTCCAGTCGATTCCATTTTTTATTTGGAAGCCTCGATTGTTTATATTTTTTATAATGTCTTCCAATAACGAAACCACCTCTTCCTGATAAGAAATTTTAGTCAGGAGTTTTATCATATCATCATCACTATCTACATAACTTGATAGATCCTGCTTCAGAACAGTACGCTGCCAAGGTTCTCTTCCAAGCTCTTTCAAGTCTTCAGGATGATTCAAATCACCTCTGTAGTACTCAGAAAGAACACGGTTGATTGTCTTCTTCTTTATAATTAAACTCTTCAGTTTAAGTTTCTGTTGATAAAGTATTTTTAAATACTTTGCGTGGAGAGAAGGTATTTTGAGACTTTCAGTATCGAGCTCGACATCATCAATCTTAGAATCTGCAATCCACATTTCTGTTATTTCATCAATAATCATAATTTACCTCACTGCATAATTATACTCCTACT